TTTTTGGGTGATTTTTTCTTGTAAGGTTTTGCTGTTTTCGCTGACTTCTTAAAAGCAGCGGCGGTGGGAGAGCCCTTAGAACCCACCTTTCTCATTGTCTCACCAGAGCCAGCTTTAATACGCTTTCTCTTGGCGTGAATGTTTGCGTACAATCCTCGTTTTGCCATTAGACTTTTCCCTTCTTAATTTTTTTCATTAATCTTTTAAGGATTTTTGCACCATCTTTTGGTTCCTGTGGTTCGTTAAGCTGATCTTCTATATCTTTAGGAAGCTTGGAAGGAAAAATGTCCATGGCGAGTTTCCGCTTCCTCTCTGTAATAGTGCGTGATTGACTGCCGTCTTCGTTGTATGTTATAGCCATGTTAGCATTTCCATTTGCGTAGGGCAAGAGCTTTTCGTGTTGGCTTGCCGTTTGGTTTTTTCATTGGTCCTTTTACTCCACTCATACGAGCACAGAAAGAACGCTTACGTGCACCACCTCCGGGCTGTGGTGCTTTGAGGTTAGAGCCGGTAGCAGCGTTGTACTTTTTTCTACCGGCTGCTGTCAGTCCGCCTGAGCGAGACTTGTGCTTGCCCATCTTGAGACTGACATTCTTTTTCTTTACTGCCATTATGCTATCTGTAGTTCGGATCTTTTATTTTTACGTTTAGCTAGAGGTATAATTTGCCCATGATACTCTGGGTCATAACCATTAGGTGTATCTAATTTAATTAGTGTACCGCCATCATTTCTGAAAACGTCTCCAATATCATTGACAAAGTAACCGCTAGTTGTAGGAAAACCGCCACCGCCATCAGTAGATAAGTTAGCTATCATTAACCCTTTACGCTTCGTTGACATTGTTGTTAGTCCTCTTCTTCATCTTGGCTAGCTTAGTCTCTCTTGATGGCATCGGGGATTTACCCGGCTCATAAGGACTGCTAGGTTTGTCAGGTTTTTTGTAAGGAGGAAGCTGACCGGGAGGGTGTGCCATTATTTCTTCCTCTTATTTTTCATGATTGCAGCCGCAACCTGTGGTCTTTTTTTTGCGAGTGCGGCTAGCCCCTTTGGGACTTTCTTGGCTCCGCTACCTCTCTTCATTTTTTTTCCTTTAGCGTCTTTACCGCCACCATAATGTCCGGGCATAATTAAAATCCTAAATCTGATCTGTCTAGTTTTTCGATAACATCTTGCCTGTAGGCAGGGTCGCTATCATACCTTCTGTCACTCATAGCTTGGACTAATTCAGCCTGACTACGAAAGACGTCACCTCTGTTAGGTGCTGCTTTACCTTGTACCATTGCTCCTTCTACTCCATTTGACGCATCATACTGCGACTTCAATCCTTTTACTGCAAACCTGATAGCATCTATACTACCAGTATTTACAATCTGATCGAAGGCTGCAATAGATTGTTCATCTAAATTCTGACCAGCCCATTGCACCATGTTAGTGTAAGCTGCTTCGCCGCCTGCTGCGTTCTTTACCTCATTTATCTGTGTGTCAGATATATCAGTTACTTCAGATGGAGGCTGTGCTTGCCAATCAGGACTCTTTGTTACTTCTAAGTATGCGTTAACCAAGTCTTGGCTAGACATACTCTGAAACTTCTGTAGAGTTTCGGGTGATAGCTTACCTTCGTTTTTATAGTACTCGTCTGATGCTGATGTAATTACATTAGCGTTATCAGATAGCGTAGTAGGTTCTGGTTCTGACTCAGGTTCTGCTTCAGCTTGCTCTGGTTTGTCACCGAGCTTTGCTTCTAGTTCTTTGTATGCTTTTTCTAACTCTTCAGCTGACTTATATTTACCAGCTAGTAGTTGTTCTTGATCTTCAACAATCTTCTCACCAACAGCCAGAGAGTCTTGCTCTTCTGGCGTGAGGTTATCAGTCATTGTTTCAGTTTGTACTGATGTATCGACTGTAAATGTTTGTTCTTCTGCTGCCATTCTATTCTTGTGGTGGTACTTGGGCTCCAGATAATCCTTCAATAGCTGCCGATGCCTGCTCTGCTATCTGTGGATTCTTTTGTGGATCCATCAGTGGTGTGCCTGCAATCTGTCCTGTCTGATCAACGAGTGACTTCTGTGCTTGCATCTGCATAAGCTTCTGCTGTTCTGCTTGTAGTTGTTCTGGAGTTCTGATTAGGTTGAGTACATCTATACCCTGTGCTGCTGCTAGTCTTTGTATAGCTTCAGATGGGTTGACAAATTTAATGAGTGCTTCTGGTCCTAGAGTCTGAGCTACTGTGCCCATGAATCTAGTCAAGCTCTCGTTGTCCTGTCCTCTACCGAGTGAGTTGATACCAGCTACGATCTTAGGTCTGACGACATCTTTAGGTAGTCTTGGTATCTGGTTAGATCTCTGTAGTATTAACAGAGTTCTGTTGAGGTAGGGTACTAAAAACTCTACCGTTAGTAAGCTGAACAGTCCGCCGAGGGATTGCTCTAGCTCTAGCTGAGTAAGGCGTACCTCTTCAGCTGTAACTCTCTCTGCATTTCTTACATTCATAACTAAGAAAGCTTCGAGTATTCTTTTTTCTATCTGTGCTGACAGCTGTGCTGCTGTACTGAAGTCTGCCGTCTTACCAACTTGCACGACTCCTACATCTTCTGGTCTACCCTGTATGATAGCTCCGTTACCAGCTTTGGCTAACGTCTGTGGTTTTGTGGTTGATGAAGGTGATACAAGAAAGATAACTTTACTTGCCACACTTGCACCCTCTACAAGAGCCTGAGCTAATCCATTAAGACTGCGTAAGTCTCCAATAAATTCCTCTACTCTACCACGTCCGTAATCTTCACCGTCTACTGTATTGAATCGAAGCACTAACCATGGTGAGGCGTTCTTCGGTGCTGAACTTTGGCTACCTTCAAGGACCATGTTGTCCACTTCTTGATGCCATCTCCAACTACCACTGTTCTCATCCATTTTAACACAGGTGTACACCTCAGCGTCGTCTTCATCTGGACCAAGGTAATTACTGTTCGGTCCCTGTTCCTCTGGAGGTTTAGCAATCCCCAGAACCTTTCTGCTAATCAGCTCTTTGGTAATTATTTCTATAACATTACCGTTACCGTCTCTGTTTACAACATATCTTGATAGAGGATAAGTCTTTAGACCATCTTTACCCATAAAGATAAGTGCATTACCACCAACGATCAGGTGTTTTAATGCTTGGTGTACAACAACTCTGTCATTCGATGCAGCTATGAAATCCATTATCAATCTCTCTATCTTTGAGAAGGATAAGTCTAACTCTGTACGCATCTGTGGATCGAGTGTCTCTCCAAGTTTATCGTCTCGTACTTGTAGCTTAAAGAAGCTAGTCTGTGGAGGTAGTGTAGCCAGCATAAGCTTGGCTGCTAAAGTAACAACGGCCTTGGCTCCGACTGACTGCCATGGTTGTAGCAGTGTTCGCTTGCCTTTAAAGTTGTCGTCTCTTTGTATGAGGTATGGTAAGGTAAGTTCAGAACATTCGACTGCCATATCTAGAAACTGAGTTCTACCTGATGACAGTTTATTGTATCTTTCCTTTGCCTTATACATTCATACCACCTGTTGTACCACCAGCAGTTGGTGTATTAATATTAATTTTAAGAGCATCTGTACCAGTCTTTTTAGCTGTTCCTCGTGGATCAGTCTTAGCTGTTGTACCATACTCTACGCCTGCTACTTCATCAGGATCTACTAACTCTTTTTTGCTAGGTAGTCTTGATGCTTGCACTACGTCAGGCTGCCTTGGTTGTATAGGAGCCGGGGTAGGCATAGGTGTAGGGCTTGATCTAAATAGACACATTATCTTCGTTTAAAATAGATTTTATATACTGTACCACTTCCTGTTGTCCAGAGCGATACATGATGGAGGCTAAGTCCTCCTTGGGGTGGACTGGATACCAAGCGAACTTGGATTCTAAATCCTCTACCAGTTTCTCTAGTTTTTCTGAATGAAAACTAAGCGTACTGGGGTAGGTTTGTGTTTGCATGTTCAAAGAACGCTGGCATGCGAGCTGCTTTTGTGTCAGAAAACTGTGGGGCTTTGCCCTGATACATTAACTGATCGCTCGCTTCCAGCCAAAATTTTTTGCTTAAATATTTATCAGTATGGTTTTCTGTTAGGGGTTGTAGTACCC